CTAACTTTTTTTGTCTTTCTTTTATTTCTCTTTGTACAGTTTTTTGTTGTCCTTTATTTGAGTAATCAGGAACACGATTGTCCATACCTTTTCCGGGGTTAAGAATTATACCTGTTCCGTCAACCATATTTTTATGTACATTTCCTAACTCAATACCATCTTGATTTGCAATAAGTGTGAGTTTTTCTTTTTCTAGTTCATTAGTATAGTTGCCTGCAGCTAGTCTTTCTTTAGCTTGTTTAATTATGAGTGCTGCATTTGATGGTACATTACCTAATGCTGCTTTAACTGCACCTGTCGCTAATCCTTTACCTATTAAATTATTTACTCCAGCACTAAAACTTTTAGGATTTCCTGCAGCATATGTTTCTCGTGTTAGTGACCACGCCATTTCACCTACAGTCATTTTATTGTACGGTTTTGTACCGTCATAAATAGAGTAGTCATCCTCTGGATCTCTACTCATGTCATTTCTTACTTGTTGTAGCTGACTACTGCCTTCAGGATAAAAACCTTCAGCTATAGCTGAATTATATAGATCCATATTTACAGGCTCACCATTTGAATATTGTAAAACTCGTATAGCTCCAGTTGCAGGATTAACAAAAGTTACTAACTGAATACCTGACTCAGGTACAACAGGAGTTTCAGGAATAGGTTGTGTAGGTTCTAAAGGTTGTACATTAGGATTTAAATTAGGGTTAAAGTAACTACCACCTACGGTTCCGTATGTAGATGCTATCGGATATTGATTAGGGTTGTAAGCTATAGAAGCATAAGGAGGTGTTTCAGGAGTAGCACCACCTTCTTGATAACCTTGAACGTACCCACCTTCGCTCATCAGAGTTCTAACCATTTGCATTTCTTCTTCAGTTATAGGTGGTTGTCCTTGTGCTAATTGATCTTGCATAGGCATCTCTGCAGGTACAGGTTCTCCACCTATTCGTCCAGTAGCTTCCATAACAGACAATCCTTGCATTGCATCCTTACGTAAGTCTTCAAAGAATTTTACACCGTAATAGCGAACTACATTAGCTGGAACAACATATTCTCCGTCACTAAGTCTAGCTTCTACATCATCTCGTACTTCGTTAGCCATACTTCCGGGTGGTATTTCGTTGCCACTTACAGGGTCTTTTTTTAAACCATCATCATCTAGTCTACCCATATCTTTTTTAGCAAACATTTCCATTTGTTGTTCTATAGCCATCAGTAAAATCCTTTTGTTTTATCGTCATTATTAAATTCATCTCGCATATACTTTAAGCGTCTGAGTGCAGCTATTTCACCTTGCGCTCTGTATATCTTTTCGACATCTACTTCTTGTTCTAGTCTTTTGTGTACTAATGTAATTGTTTCATCTAAGTACTCTAAAAAAGAATCCCATACAGGTTTTTGATTTACTATTTGTTTTAGTTCTCTCATTTAGTTAACTCTGCTTTTAGGTTTAACCATTAAGCCACCTTTATTATAACGACCCACAATAGGAAACTGCTTTCTTTTTATATCTTGTTGTTTTCTAGTAGTATCTAGTACTTTAGCAGTTTCTAGTTTTTCAAGGTTTTTCTCTGTAACTGCTCTTCCTTGTATATCTAAAAATAAATCTGGAGGTTGTTCGTTAAAAGCTGGTACACTACCTACGTCTAACTTTAAGTTAGATATATCTAACGCCATAACTTGTTTAGTTGGAAATATATGAGAGTAGTCTTCTGCAGTTCCTTTACCTTTTTTTATGTTTAAATAAGACTCTTGCATTCTATTAAAATCTTGTTTTGTATAGTTCCTATAGCCATCAGTAAATTCAGTTAACAAGAAATCGTCTTGATATTTAACTGCACCATCTAACTCTTGTTCAAACTTTTTAAAAACTTGTCTTACAGTATCTTCATAAATATTTTTAAAAAAGATAGGATTTGCTCTATTTGTTCTATACTTAGCTATATCTTTCCAATCAGGCATAACAATCTTGTTTACACCTTGTTTTTTTCCGTACACGATAGCGGATTGAATAAGTTTTTCTACGTATTGTGAATATGAATTACCAATCAATTCTTCTCGTTGTAATGGCATACCCTTAAATTTTTGTCCTTCATATACACCTTTAGCAAACTCTTTTGTTCGCATTCCTTGAAATTCAATAGAAGATACATAGGATTTAACATTAGCTTCTTGCATAGATGCAAATAAATCGCTTTGCAATTCTTCTACTAATAAAACTCTTTCATTTTTTACTGTGTCAAAAATAGAACCTCTTAAATGTGCAACGTCTCCTCTGTCAGTGTGTGTAGGAACATCAATAGATTGTCTATAATTTTTTTCTTGAAGTGTGTTAGCTTCTAGTGTTCTTTTTGATTGAAGATCTTTAAAGTAACTTACAATGTCATTGCCTGTAACTTTACTTTCTAATTCAAGTTCAAGTTCTTTTAACAGCGTTGGGTTTTCTAAAATAATTATTTGCTTTCTACGAATATTTTGTGAACCTAGTCCTGTTTTGTCGTATATTGTATCTATTACAGACGTACCGTATTTTTCACTGTATATTTTATCTAATAATCCTAACAGTTGGTTTGAGTAATTAGTAGTAGAAGTATACTCTCCTAATGCTAAGTCATTTACTTGTATCGTGTTTATGTCGCTCTTTATCTTAAATTTTACAGGATCAGGACCAAAGTCACTAGATAATATATCAGGCATTTTTACTACGCCATACTCATCTGCCATCTCTTGTATGTTACGTGGTAACGCTCCATTTTGCAAATCAACTCGAAAATCTACATTTAATTCATAATTACCTGCTGCTACATCTTGAAAAATTGATCTTAGTAATCCTTCATTAGCTGGATTAGTTACATCTATGTTTTGTAATTGAGGATCTAAATCTTCAGTAAGATCATATATATTACGACCTCCAGTTAATTCAAGATCATCCACGTTGTCAGCAAATTGTTGTATAGCATCATTTCGTGGCCCATCAACTTCTATTCCAGCATCAACCATAGTTTGAAAAGTGTCGTCATCAGGCAAATTATTCCCAGTTAAATCTTCTAAAGAAACAAATTCTTCTTCGTTTACTGAGTCTATTGAACCTCCTAGTTTCTTTTTTAGTCTTTGTAAAGCAATACCTTTTTCTACATTTGCTTCAGGAATTGACATAGTATTAATAACTTCTGATACTGAATCATTACTAAATAAATTTTTAGATTCAAAGAGATTTAAACCTTGAGCTTTTTCTAATTCTAAATTAGTTTTTTTATAGTAAGGCTTAATTAATCTAGAATTTTTTAATAATTGTATTATGTCTTCACGAGAACTATTACTAAAATCTCGATTAACTTTTTTAAGGGTATCAATGTCATCATATAATTGTATTGCTCTTTTTTTGTCAGCTAGTAAAGGCCGACCTGTTCTGCTTTTAAAATCAAATGGTAGTGATTGAAAGTTTAACTCTTGAGCATTTAATGTAATATTAAAATAATTTGTTTGTTGTGCATCCATAAACAAGCTTTTAGTAGGGCTATATCCTTTTACTGAACTTACTATTTGTATTTCTTTTGAAATATTTGGCGGCATTAAAGTTTTAAGAACGTCTTTAACTTTTACAGTACTGGTAAATTCAGGTATTCCAAAAAAAACTTTTGATCCCTCAACTGTTTCACTGTCATTTATAAGATCATTTAAACTTTCAGACTCATCTCTGTATTGTGAAAAATTTGCAATTCTTTGTCTTTGTGAGCTACTATACCTTACAGCTACGCCTTTGTCTGTTAGTCTGCCTAATTCTATCATACCGTCAATTAACTCTTGCGCACTAATATTTTTATTTATATAGTTTTCTTTAAGCTTAAGTATTTTACCTGTGTTGTCTTCAACGTAAGAAGTAAACTTAGGTTCAAAACTATTTATAACAGCTATTATGTCATCTTTTGTTAGATTTGTGTTAACTGCTTCTCTTGTTTTACCTAAGGTTGCACCTTTTTTACTGTATATATTACTACCTGATATATATTTCCTCTCACCTCTAGCAGCCTGTTTCAGATATGCATCTATTTTTTGTAAAGTAGCTCTACTTGTTGGACCTAAGTTTGCACCTTCTTGTTTTAAAATATAAGGGACTACATCTCCTGCTTTCATAAACTCAAAGTCACCTTTTATAATTGTCGATATTGAAGGACTATAAAAATTTAATATTGCTTCTGCTTTTGCTCCTTTAACTCGTGTACCACTTAAAATATTAGCTTGTACGTCTTTTTGAGTAGGAAAAACTTCAAATGGCGTACCAATAAGTTGTGACACATCCCCACCAAATTCACTTAAAGCAGGATTTTCAATAGCAGATCTACCTTCACCAAAACCATATTTTTGATTGATAGCAGTTTCTTTAAATTGTAAATCCTCTAAAGTATTAGTTATATAATCTACTTGTTCAATTAAAGCGTCTCTTTGTTGTAGATTGTTTGTAGGGTTTTGTAATTCTCTGTTTATTATTTTTAATAATTTTTTTCGAGATTCTTTTAATTTACTTATACTTTCTTGATAATATTTATCTCCTGTAAGGATGCCTTCTGGTATTTGATCCATAGCCTCTTCAATCGTAGATAAAGGACGTACTTGAGGTTCGTCACTAAAAGCATTACGACTTGCTAAAGATTTAAGTGAATTTTTAAATTTAGTGCTAAAGTTATAGTTTTTATTTTCAATCAACTCTTCTAAGTTGTCCATAACATCTATATCTATATCTGTGTATAACTTGCCTAGTTTTTCTGATTGAATCCTTGAAACATCAATAGCTCTAGGACTAAGAGGATCTATTCCATACTCTTCTAGTTGTTTTGTAAGATAAGACTCTTCTCCTTTTGATGTAGGAATACCTTGAATTTTAAACAAAGGGTTTACGTCAACTTCAGCTTTCTGTGCTTTTTCTCCTTTAATAACTTCTACAGTTTTTCGTCTTGATACATCTAAGTTATTATATTGTTTTTTAGTAATTTGTACGCCATCTAAAACATATGTTGTAGGTGTTGCTTCTGTAGCTTCTTTAAGTGGTGGGATACTACTCTCTTTAGTAGTAACGATATTACTAGAAGGAAAAGCTTCATCAACAATGTTGTCAAACCAATTCATAATTTTTTGCCCTGTCGGAGAGCTTTTAATTAATCTAGTAAAACCTACGCCTTTTGATTCAGCCATTATTGTACGTTCCCTGTAAAGCCTTGTTCACCCGGAATAGGAGCAGTACCTGTACCTATGTTACCACCGCCTGATCCTTGGGTATCTTGAACTTGTACTCCTGCTGGAGGTTGTTGTTGTGGTGGTGGTCCTGATGGTGGTTTATTAGGTCCACCTTTAGGTGGGGGTGCAGGTGGTGCGCCTTGTGGTGCTGCTTCAGGTATAGCTTCAGGGTTTTCTTCTTTAAACTTTTTAAATAGTTCTGCTTGTATTGCAGCATCACCTAATGAGTTAGTAACTTTATCTGGATCTAAATCCATACTCTTAGCTATCTCTCTAATGATAAAGTCCATCTTAGCAAATGGTGCAAGTATTGGATTCTGAACTACACCTAAGAACTGCATGAGTCGTTGACTACGTACTTCGTTAGCCATCAAGCTTTCAGTACCACTAGCTTTAACTTCTAAGTCACCTTTAATTTCTGTATCAAAATCAAACTGCATATTAAAACTAAAGAAAGCTTTACCTATTGGTGCTAATAAATAGTCATCAACATTTTTTACTACTGTTCGTATGCTACCATTTGCCGCACCCATAAGCATAGATATACCTGATGCAGTTCGTCCTACACCTTGAATACCTGTCTGTCCGTGAGCAAAGCTAGGAAAGCCTGTGCTTTCGTCAGCTAGTACACGAGCCTTATCAAATAGCTGCATATTTTCTTGAGCTACATTAGGAAACTTAGTACCAAAGATGCCTTGACCCGGTGCGCCACCTTGTCGTCTAAATACTTTACCGGGATACACACTCATGTCTTGACCGGGAACTAAGTTAGTCTCGTCAACTTCTATAAGTAAGTTACCACTAAGTACAGCATTGTCTACAGCCATACGCATAAACCCATTCATAAGAGTTTGTGTATCGTCCATGTTTTCAGCTATTCCTACACCAAAGAAACTATAAGGATTAATCTCATAAGGTACAGCATAGTAAGGTATAATAGCTGGTTTAAATGGGTTCATAACTAAACGTAAGACTTGTCCGTTACATACCCACACATTGACACTCACCTCTTCAGCATCTTTTAACTCATTTGGTACATCTATATCGTGATCTTCTAGTATTTCTAAATCTACAAAACCCCAAAACTCTTGTACATCGTAACGCTCTGCAGAACTTTGCTGTGCGTCATCTTCCATCTCTTGTTCCCACCATTTCTTTTCGTAGGACTCACCTAATTCAATAGCGTTGTCTATGGCGTTAGATCTAAAAAAAGGTCGTCTTTTTAAAGCTCTCATTTGTGAGCGAGACATTTTGTGACGTTCTAAACAATACTCTGCTTCATCCATATTAGCTGCATCAGGATCAGGGTAAAAGTTCCATACTGATACATAGTTAGTAGACGGTACAGTTTTAACTACAGGATCATAGTTACCTTCGTCATCCCAATTAGGGTACTCTTTATTTGTAGCTAGTGGCCCTTTCATAATACCTGTACCAAATAAAGCTAATTCAAATGCAGCTAATCGTAGTTGTTTATTAGCATTAGATTCTTCTAGTTGGTCGTGTATTTTCTTTTCCATCTTTTTAGCTGCAACCATTGCAGGATGAAAAGATACAGAAGTAGGAGAACTAGGTGGCCCTTCAACTAAAGTATCAGCTACTGTTTCAAGTTTTTTTTCTACTGGGCCTAGACGTTCTCGTAACGAACTCATTGTATCACCCGGTTGTAATACTGTATCAGGAGTTAACAAAGGTTCAGGTTTAGAAAAAGTTTCTTTTATTTCGTCAGAAATCTTTTGATTGTTTACATCAGTTTCTAACGATACAGTTTCAGCTACACCATCAGGTAATCGTGTAGGATTTACAGTTAAAGGAAAATTACTATTACCAAATAAAACATCAACAATTTGTCCGTATGCAGCAAGAGTTTTAGTTTTAGTTACTTTGACAAATACTCTGGATCGTTCTGCTTCAGTAAATTTAACATCATCTGAGTACAAACCTCTATAATTTCTGTAAGCACTCATCCATCTTTGTTCGTCAATAAGTCTAGCATCTTCAGCTTTTTTAAAGCGTTGTTCAACTAATTGTACTATACTACCTGATTTAGGGTCATCAGTATTTTCTGTATCTTTTATGTCCTCTAAAGAAGAAGAGGCATCTGTTTCCATAAAATTATTTGTATCAGTCATAGGTATTAGTATCCAAATGTAGGATCAGAAGCTTGAAAGCCTGATCTCTGGGTTGCTGGGTTAAAGTCCCATATTGAACTACGAGGTCGTGTCATTATACCGTATCTTAAAGCATCATACAAGTGATCTTCTGATTTAGTATCCACGTCCTCTGAGTTATTTTTATCTAGTGGTATTGCAGGTAACTGCGATATTGTATTTATACAGGTAGACATGAATACGAGGCGAGGTGCATCAGTAAACTCATCTACCTGCAGGCGTCTATGTAGCTCGTTTTTACCTGCCACTCGTGAGCCTCTAGAACGATCAGAAGGACGCCATCTGCATCCCTTCATATTCATCTGTTCAGCGAGACTTGGACCTGTATCACCTCGCTTATGCCAAAGGGAGCTATCCAAGACACCGTACCTAATTGTTCCGTCTTCTTGTTCAGCATCTAAGATCATATCTGCTAAGTCTGTCGCTGTAACTTTAGAACAATATAATTCTCTGTACACAATTAATTGATCATCAGGAGCAACTGCAATCCAAAGTACACCTGTGTGGCTCCCGTATCCATAGTCACAGGCCCGAAATCTAGACCAACTTTGAGGTATTTTAAAAGGATCAATTACGTGTATCTTTCTATTAAATTCAGGAAATGCTGCACCTTCACTTACATCCCAGTTTCCATCTAGTAGTTGTTTTCTTTGATGCTCTGGTAATGACAAAAGCATTGCTTCGTAGTCACCGCCTTCAGCAAGATAAGGGTTATCAAATAAACTTGCAGGTATAAACCTACGTTTAAATAAAGGTTCTCCTTCTCTAGAGTGGCCTTTAGGAAATGTAATTGTATCTCCTGTCTCTATGTTTGTAGCCCAAAAAGGTTCTCTTGATGGTGATGGATCTATAAACATTTTCTTTACCCATTGATGCCCTGCACCTCCGGGGTTTGTAGTAGCTCTCATGTACAAACCTAATTCCTTAGAATATGCACTACGCAAACGAGATCTCATATAGTCCCAAGCGTATGGAGAACTCCATTGTGTTAACTCGTCAAAGCCTATCCAGTTAAAAGCCTGTCCTTGGTAACGTGTAACATCTAAGTCTTTGTCTAAGTAGGACATCCAAAGTCTGCCACCTTTAGGTGAGACCCATTGGCTTTTTCTTTCTGACCACTTTATACCCGGTATAGCACGAGGATATAACTCTTGGCTTTTTTGTATAAGCTCTCTTAGTTCTTCAGTAGTGTGTCGAACTAGTAGTCCACTAAAGTTAGGATTATTTAGTCCGTGTAGTGGGTCAGCTAACATAGCGTAAGATTTACCGCCACCTGCTGCACCACCGTAAAGTACTTCTCTTTCAGATGAAGACAAGAAGTCTGTCTGTGGTCCTTCGTTAGGTTTGAAGACTACATCTTGAGCTTCTTGTACATCGTATGCTGGTGCTATAGGTTTAGCAGATACAGCTTCAACTTTTTTATTTGGCGTAGGTTCCGACTTTTTGCGTTTCGAGGTTCTCGATTTCTTGGAGCGTTTGGGCAAGTCGTTGGGCAAGCCTACGTTTAATAGTAATTGTTTTTTTACGTTTTCGCTCAATGCTCATTCTTTTCTTTAGTCCCATATGGGATATGCTGCGTCCTGTTTGTCGAGTTAACCACTGTGCAACCTCTCGTAAACTATACTGCTTTAGATGTTTTTTTGCTAACTCTAAAGCTTCAAGTTCGTGCGAAATAGGGTCTAACAATCTATCATTATCATCATTAACTTTATAACCAAAAGGAACAGTTTTTAAAGATACTCTAGCAATCGTGTGCCACTGTCTTTCTTTTCCTCTTTTAGGTTTAGGTAATTCCCAATACCCTAAGTCTTCACGTTTTATTCGTTCTTACCTTCTTTAGCTGGTAATATAAATACACCGCCACCAGATGAATTAACATCTACACGATCT